TCATTGACGTAGAACTTGTTGACAGATTAGAAGACAAGATGAAGTTGATTGAACTTGCCTTGACGATGGCATATGATGCAAAGGTCAACTATGAAGATGTGTTCTATCAGGTAAGAATGTGGGACACAATTATTTACAACTATCTCAAGAGGAGAAACATTGTTATTCCACCAAAAGAAAGATCCGACAAATCAGAAAAGTATGCAGGTGCATACGTCAAGGAACCGATACCTGGAAAGTATGATTGGGTGGTCTCTTTTGACCTCAACTCTCTGTATCCTCATCTTATTATGCAATATAATATTTCCCCAGAGACACTCCTTGAACAAAAACATCCAACAGTTACAGTTGATAAGATACTCAATGAGGAAGTAAGTTTTGAGGGGTATAAGGACAATGCAATTTGTGCAAACGGTGCAATGTTCCGTAAAGATGTTCGTGGGTTCTTACCAGAACTGATGGAGAAGATGTATAACGAAAGAGTCATCTTCAAGAAGAGAATGATTACTGCAAAGAAGAAGTATGAAAAGACAAAGACAAAAGATCTTGAAAAAGAAATCGCAAGATGTAATAACATCCAGATGGCAAAGAAAATTTCTCTTAACTCTGCCTATGGTGCGATTGGTAATCAATACTTCCGCTATTATAAATTAGCAAACGCAGAAGCAATTACCTTATCAGGACAGGTTTCAATTCGTTGGATTGAAAACCGTATGAATAACTATCTAAACAAATTATTGAAAACGGAGGGTGAAGATTATGTTATTGCTAGTGATACTGATAGTATCTACCTCAATTTGGGTCCTTTGGTCGAAGTTATATACAAGGGGAGAGAGAAAACTAATGAAAGCGTTGTTTCGTTCCTTAATAAGATCTGTGAAATGGAACTTGAAAAGTATATTACGGGTTCTTATGAAACGTTGGCCGAGTACGTAAATGCTTACGATCAAAAGATGTTTATGAAAAGAGAGAACATTGCAGATCGTGGTATATGGACAGCAAAGAAAAGATATATTCTAAACGTATGGGATAGTGAGGGAGTTAGATATGATGAACCCAAATTAAAGATGATGGGTATTGAAGCAGTGAAGTCATCAACTCCTGCACCTTGTCGCACAATGATTAAGGACGGATTGAAGATAATGATGAATGGAACTGAGGACGAAGTGATTGATTATATTGATGATTGTCGTGCCAAATTTAAGGCACTTCCTCCAGAAGATATTGCATTTCCTCGCACTGCATCAAACGTGCAAAAGTATAAAGCATCTTCTACAATCTATGCAAAAGGAACTCCAATACATGTTCGGGGTGCATTATTATTCAATCATTATATAAAGCAGAAGAAGTTGGATAATAAATATTCACTCATTGGTAACGGTGAGAAAGTCAAGTTTCTCTACCTTAAAAAACCAAATATCATACAAGAGAATGTAATCTCTTTTATTCAAGATTTTCCAACTGAAATAGGACTTGACAAGTATGTAGATTATGATCTACAATTTGAGAAGAGTTTTGTTGAACCACTTAAAGCAGTCCTTGATGCGGTTGGTTGGAATGTTGAGAAAACTGTAAACCTTGAACTATTTTTTACCTAATGGATTTACCTATTGAATTGGATGAACTAGAGGTTCTTATTGAATCTGTATCAGATGTTGATAATGAACTTGCAAAAAAATTAAGATTAGTAAAAGTATTAATTGAAGAAGGTAAACCCTATAAAAAAATACTTCGTGAAAAATATGGTTACATTGCATAATGTTTTTTAAAAAATTGAGTCTTGTTACTGGTGGATTTGACCCAATTCACAGTGGACATATATCATACTTCACAAGAGCAAAAGATTTTTCTGACTATCTTGTAGTTGGTATAAACACAGAAGAATGGTTGACTAAAAAGAAAGGTCAATACTTTCAATCTTGGGTTGAACGTGCAGAGATCATTCGTCACTTAGATATGGTTGATGCAGTAATTACTGTACCAGATGATGATAAAGGTTCTGCATGTGGTGCAATTGCAAAATGTTTAGAAATTGCAGAGACAGTTGTTTTCTGTAATGGAGGTGACAGAGGTAAATCTAACACACCAGAAACTGACTTATATGGTGAAGATCCACGAGTACAATTTGAATTTGGTATTGGTGGTGATGATAAAATGAATAGCAGTTCATGGATACTCAAGGGGTATTTTGAAAGACAACGTAAACTATTAGGAATCTGATGGAAACACATAGAAAAACACTGCTTCATCTCTTGAAAGAAAGAGCATACAAGCACGGACAATTCACTTTATCATCTGGTAAAGAATCAGAGCATTATATTAATTGTAAACCAGTTACATTATCTTGTGAAGGTAATGCATTGTGTTCACATTTGATGATAGAACACGTAGAGGATGAATCTGTAGCAGTTGGTGGTCTTACACTTGGTGCTGATCCTTTAGTTTGTGGTATAGCCCAGAAAGCATATTACTCAGGTAAGCATATTGATGCTCTTATTATCAGAAAGAATCCAAAAGGATATGGTACAAAAGAAGCAATCGAAGGTAATAAACCACCAGAAGGTTCTTTAATCACAGTATTGGAAGATGTAACTACAACAGGTGGTAGTGCTATGAAAGCAGTAAACGTTCTTCGTAATGCAGGTTATGTTGTTAATCGTGTCGTTGCTATTGTAGATAGATGTGAAGATCATAAAGTATGGGAAGACAACAACATTGAGTTTGTTTCTTTATTTACATTAGAGGATATTATTGAATGAATTGTTGGCACTGTGGCACCGAACTAATTTGGGGAGGTGATCATGACCTTGACGATTACGAAGATATGGAGTATGATATAATTACGAATTTATCATGCCCAAAGTGTGAATCGTATGTTGAAGTTTATCATAAGATAGAAAAATAATGGATTTTCTCAAAGAAATAGTTAAAGAGATTGGTGATGAGTACACCCAAATAGCAGCAGACATAGATGAAACAGAAAGATTCATTGATACAGGAAGTTATATCTTTAATGCAGTTGTTAGCGGTTCCATTTATGGTGGCGTTTCTTCTAATAAGATTACTGCCATTGCTGGTGAGACTTCTACTGGAAAAACTTATTTTTCCTTGGCTATTGTCAAGAACTTTCTTGATACTAACCCTGATGGGTATTGCCTCTATTTTGATACTGAAGCTGCAATCACCAAGGGATTACTTACATCTCGTGGAATTGATCAAAACAGACTTGTTGTTGTCAATGTCGTTACCATAGAAGAGTTTAGAAGTAAGGCACTTCGTGCAGTAGATATATACCTTAAGACAGAAGAAGAGGATCGCAAACCTTGTATGTTTGTGTTAGACTCTTTAGGAATGCTCTCTACAGAGAAAGAGATAAGAGATGCATTAGATGATAAACAAGTTCGTGACATGACCAAATCACAACTTGTTAAAGGAGCATTCCGTATGCTTACCTTAAAACTTGGTCAAGCAAATATTCCCCTTATAGTTACAAATCATACTTACGATGTTATCGGTTCTTACGTCCCTACTAAAGAAATGGGAGGCGGCAGTGGCCTCAAGTACGCCTCGTCTACAATCATTTATCTCAGCAAAAAAAAGGAAAAGGATAAGACAGAAGTTGTTGGAAACATTATTAAAGCTAAGACGGCTAAATCCAGACTCAGCAGAGAAAACAAACAAGTCGAAATAAGACTCTACTATGATGAGAGAGGACTTGATAGATACTACGGTCTCCTTGAATTAGGAGAACTTGGTGGTATGTGGAAGAATGTCGCTGGTCGATATGAAATGAATGGTAAAAAAATATATGCTAAAGAAATATTAAGAAATCCCACAGAATACTTTACAGATGATATAATGAAGGAACTTGATACAATAGCACAAAAGCATTTTTCTTATGGAACGGATTGAGACCACTATTCTTCAAAATTTAATATTCAATGAAGAGTATTCTCGTAAGGTCATTCCTTTCATCAAAAAAGATTATTTTGAAAACAAATCAGAGAGAGTCGTTTACGAACAAATCTCTGATTTTATTGTTAAGTATGGTTCTGCAATTACAATTGAAGCTTTAAATATTGAAGTCAGTAATCGTGTTGACCTTACAGAAACAGAACTTAAGGAGGTTAGTGAGCTTAGTGGTTTCCTAACTAACACACCAATTGATTATCAATGGTTGATGGATACTACTGAGAAGTGGTGTCGTGATCGTGCTATATACTTAGCATTAATGGAATCTATTGCATTAGCAGATGGAGAAGATGACAAAAAAGGAAGGGATGCTATTCCTAGCATTCTCTCTGACGCTTTGGCTGTTTCTTTCGATAATCATATAGGACACGATTACTTAGAAGATTACGAAGAAAGATATGACTTATATCATAGAAAAGAAGAAAGAATTCAATTCGACCTCGATTTTTTCAATAAGATTACGAAGGGTGGGGTTCCTAATAAAACACTCAATATTGCTCTCGCTGGCACTGGTGTTGGTAAATCTTTGTTTATGTGTCATGTCGCAAGCAGTGTGTTACTCCAAGGGAAGAACGTATTATACATCACGCTTGAGATGGCTGAGGAAAAGATTGCAGAAAGAATTGATGCTAATCTTTTAAATGTAAATATACAGAATATTACTGAACTTCCCAAACCGATGTTTGATAAGAAGGTTGATAGTATTGCAAAGAAAACACAAGGTACTTTAATCATCAAAGAGTATCCAACTGCATCAGCACACTCAGGTCATTTTAAAGCATTGCTGAATGAACTATCATTGAAGAAGTCATTTAGACCTGATATAATATTTGTAGATTATCTTAACATCTGTGCGTCAAGTCGTTATTCAAAGTTAGGTAATGTCAACTCATATTCGTACATCAAAGCAATCGCAGAAGAACTCCGTGGTCTTGCGGTTGAAGCAAATGTTCCAATCATCTCTGCTACTCAGACAACTCGTTCTGGTTTTGCTAGTAGTGATGTTGATCTTACCGATACCTCTGAATCATTTGGTCTTCCCGCCACTGCTGATCTTATGTTTGCACTTATATCTACCGAAGAACTGGAGAATCTAAATCAAATTATGGTTAAGCAACTCAAGAACAGATATAATGATCCTACCATTTATAAGAGATTTGTAATTGGAGTTGATCGTGCAAAGATGAGGTTATATGATTGTGAACAGAAAGCACAAGACGATATAGTTGACAGTGGACAAGAAGAGGAGTATAATGACTTTAAACAGAAACCTAAAAAATCATTCGCAGAATTTAAATTTTAATGACTAAGAAAATTGACTTTGCTAAGTATGCTCTATTCGTGGATGGTGTCACATCCGATCCCAGTAAGGATTATCAATCTTTTATTGAGAGTCTTAGTGCCCTTGACGGAAAAGGTGCCAATATTAATCGCCTTACCACTGCTGCTGTTGGCATTAGTGCTGAAGGTGGTGAGTTTATGGAGATCGTTAAAAAGATGGTATTTCAAGGTAAACCTTGGAACGACGATAATAGAGAACATCTTATTATTGAGTTGGGTGATGTTATGTGGTACGTAATGCAAGCATGTATGGCACTAGATGTTACAATAGAAGAAGTTGTAGCAGGGAATGTAGATAAATTAAAGAAAAGATATCCTGGTGGTGAATTTGACGTTTACCAATCAGAAAACCGTAAGGAGGGAGACCGATGAGAGATCAATTAATCAGAGCACTATTAGCACATGCTAATGGAGATATTCAAAAGCATGTAGCAAACGTAGAAGTTTATTTAACCAATCCTGCAGGTATTGGTGAACACTCTAATATTGTAGAAGCAATCGAACAAGAGTTAGATATGATTGCTAAGTATCAAGACCAGATTGACATAATAAATAAATATTTCAAAAAGTAAATAGATGGCTAACTTAGTCACTTCTGAAGAAATATTACCTCTAATACAACCTACTCTAAAAGAAGTTACTGTTGATATTGAGCAAAATGATACTAAAAATTTAGTTGTAAAATTTACAACTCCTAGCAGAGCTGCACTTAGACCAGAGGTTGAAAAGATATTATCAGACAATAATATTACTTTTGGAGACATAACTAATAAGAGTCTTGCAGGAACTTTTGGTGGAACTCAAATAGATACTTATGATTTAAAAAGAGTTCGACTTAGATACAAAGCACCACAGGGTGGAGGTGCTCGTGGTGGTACAAGAATTGCAAATTTAGGTGAAGGTTCACAATGCATATACGCTGCGGTTGCATTTGGTTTGGGTAAAAATATAACTCAAAGAGATATTACTAAAACTAATATAGAAAAATATAAAAAGAAGTTTGATATTGATAGTACAGTTGATGAAATACTGGATGACTTACCAGAGATATGGATGAATTCATCAATACTTGGAGCAAATAAACTTTTCGATAAATTTTTTAAAGTAAACGGTAAATTTACCTTTCATAAAGCAAGTAAAGATGCAGGTAGTAAAATTGTAAGAAAAATAAATCAACTATTTCAAAAATTTAAAAAGGATGAAGGACTATCATTAAACATTAATAAATGGAATCCTGCTGACTTCTGGTTGGTATCTAGTGAATTTGATATTCAAATTTTGGAAGATGAAAAAACTATGGAGGGGTTTAATAAACAAATACAAAAACAATTATTGAATAATAAATTGATTGGAATATCTTTAAAACAGATGGCGGGAAAATCAACCTTAACAGTTAATAATGTAGAGAGAAATAAAAAGTATGATAAAAAATATGATGGTTATACTTTTAGTACCAAATCAATAGATGGATATATTAATTTAACTGGTAACTCAAAACTTCAATTCAGAGCAACTGCAGGTCCTACAAATTTAACGGGTTGGCAGGGTGAAATACAGGGAGGATTAGCTGCAGGTGGTAAAATATCATTAGGTCCTTTTAATATGTTACTACGTGCACATAACTTAAAAGAAATACCAGATAATGCAGCAAAAAGAGTGAAAAATGAGCCAGATGAAGTATATAAAGATATATCATATGGATTAGAAAAATTTGGTAAAATGAAAAAAGCAGAGATAACTAAGTTTAAAACAAACAAAATAGTTACTCAACAATTTCTATATTCAAAATTACAAGTGGTTCAATTAATCAAAATATTTGAAGTTACTTTAAAACAGAAAAAGAAATTAAGAAATCAGCTTGCTGAAGATATGTTTTTATACGCAGCAAGTTTATCTAAATATTCATCAGCATTCTACAAATTATTCTAATGCACACGATTGATCAACTTATTGACTCATTTCATACAGATGAAAAGAACAAAGGTAGAAGATATCGTGAGTTTTTATATCATTGCTTCACAAAGTTTGAAAAAGAGATTAAAAATATAAAATCTAAAAAGATGATAAATAGGTATGAAACTATGAGAAAAAATACTCTTAGTTACTTAATTCAAAACGAAAAAGAGATAACTTTAAAATTATCCAGATGAAATCTTTTTTCCAATTCTTAGAATCAACAGCTGTTCAACAGGCAACCCGTATGGGATTGACTGGGGATGGTCATGGAGGATGGTATGATAAAAAGGGAGAATTTGTAGCAAAGACAGAGAAAGGACAACTTAAGTTTTATAATAAGAGACAGAAGATAGGTCAGCAAGATCCTCCACAAACTGATAAAGAAAAGAATTTATCTGGTGTGCAACCACCAGGTGCACAACAACCTGCACAGGAACCAGTTGCAAAATTACCAGAAGGACCACCAGAAGTAGAGAAAACAAAAGGAACACTAACAGTTGCATTTGGTAGATTCAATCCACCAACAACAGGACATGAGAAGTTATTAGATACTGTTGCATCATCATCTGATGACGGTGATTATATTATTGTACCTTCACGTAGTCAGGATAAGAAAAAGAATCCATTGGATACTGATATGAAAGTATCTGCAATGAGAGCAATGTTCCCTAATCATAGCGAGAGAATTGTTAATGATGCTGGTAATAGAACTATCTTTGATGTATTAAAGAAGGCACATAATGATGGTTATGCTGGAGTAAGAATTGTAGGTGGTGCTGATAGACAGAAAGAATTTGATAAATTAGTCAATACTTATAATGGTAAGATGTACCAGTTTGATAATATAGAAGTTCGTTCTGCTGGTGATCGTGATCCTGATTCAGATGATATTACAGGAATGTCTGCATCAAAGCAAAGAAAATATGCTGCAGAAAATGATTTTGATAATTTCTTAAAGGGTGTACCATCGGCAATGAATAAGAAGGTTGCCAGAGAACTCTTTAATAATATTCGTACAGGTATGAATGTTAAAGAAGGTTGGAACCTTTGGGAGATTGCACCTAAGTTTGATTGGGAAGGATTGCGTGAAAACTATATTGATGAAAAGATATACCAGATTGGTCAATTAGTTGAAAATTTAAATACAGGATTGATAGGACGTATTATTCGTCGTGGAGCAAATCATTTAATTTGGGTAACAGAAGAGAATCATATGTTTAAATCATGGATAAAAGATGTATCAGAATCAAAAAAAGAATCTTATGATGCACCTACTGAAGTGGGTGGAGTTCCAGCAGATCAAAGATTGATTGGTACTGATTCCCATCGTAAATACACCGAAACTATGGTGAAAGGAAGTGCCTACGGAAAACATTTCCTAAATAAATATAGGAAAAAATCAAAACAATAAATTGATGGATAAACCAGTGGCTGCTGCTCCAACAGGAGCGAAGGAAAAAGTTGAGAAGCAAGCAAGACAACTTGCTTATGATGTAAGGTATAAAACAAAGCAATCACTTGCTCAAAAGAGTGGTGGAAAACTAGATCCTGCACAGGTTCAGAAAGCATATTTGTCACAACTTGCTAAGTCTCCTGCACCACCAGCAGTAAAGACAAGAGCAAAACAAATGCTTGTAGGTGAGGACTATAAGAGAGATCTTGGTAAATTAGTATCTGATAGTGCTGCCACTGCATTATATAAGGTATTTGTTGAGCATCATCAGAAAGATGAAAATGGTAATGTCATCGAGCATGGTGATGGTACTCCTAGTTCTGTTGAAGAAATAACCGAAGAAGAGAAGACATATAAAGTAAGAGTCACAGATAAGAAGTCTAATAATTCCTATGTTAGAATGGCAACTCGTGCAAAAATTGGTGAACTTCGTTCTAATCCAAACATTGCATCTGTTGAAATGACAGAGTATGGATCACCTACTAAGTCAGAAAAATACAAAGGTAAGCAAACTGCTGCTGCTAAAGCTGGAAAGGATTATGATGGTGATGGTAAAGTAGAATCTCCAACTGCTGAGTATAAAGGTTCTAAGGATAAAGCAATTAAAAAAGCAATAGCAACTCGTAAGGAAGAGTATTCTTGGAAAGATGGTTTTGCAGAATTAATCGAAAAGAAATCTAAGGAAGAAAAGAAACTTACTGGTGAAGGAGTAAATAACAAAAAACTTATTAAAGTTTTTCCTGATGAAGTAAAGGAAATGTATGGAACTGCTGCTGGAACAGGAGCAACAAATGCAAAACCAGCACCAACACCTGAGAAAAAACCAGATCCTCAGATAGCATCTAAGGAAAAGAAACAGGCAATGCTTAAAAAGCAGGTGCTTATGAAGAAATTACAAGCAGTTCGTGCAGGTGCAGGATCTGATATTACATCTTCTTATAAACCAGAGAAGAAATTAACTGAGGGTGAAGATAAACCAGAAACCCCATCAGATATGGGGGACATAACTTTTGATGCAGGTGGAGCAATTCCTACAACTATCAAGGCTATTGGTGATCCAAGAGAAATTGAGACAGCAATCAAGTTAAAGAAAACACAACTTCGTGCGTCTGGTCTTAACTGCTCTCATGAACCAGAAGGTGAATTAGTTGAAACTAAATCAAAAATAGATTCATCTCGTATGAGATATTTGTCAGGAGCAAGAAGAAATGAAGCAAGATTTGGTAAAGTAGGTGAGACAAGAAAACGAGGATACTATGGTCAGCATAAATCAGAGTATTCAGAGTTGGGTGATAAGAGAAGAGAAGAGCATAGAAAAAAAAGAGGTGTAAAAACTAAAGGAACTGTATCTGCTGATATTAAAAAATCTATAAAAGAAACTGCTGCAAATGAGGCATACACAGTAACTAATTCTGATAAAAAAGCAAATACCAAAGCATATCAGGACATGAAGGCTGGTAAAAAGAATGCTGTAACTGGTGAACCTCTTTATAAAAAAGCAGATCACATGGATGAGAACTTAGTTACTATCTCTAATATCAATGTGAAACCAAGTGCTTATAAAGATGAAAAGGATGTAATTAAGGACATTTTAAACACCAAAGCAGATGTAGCATACGAAAACAGACAGGTTGCTATGGAACCTGAGAAGCATAAAGATCCAGACGAGTCTGATAAACCATATAGACAGAGATCTAAAGCTGCTAGAATGAGAGATCCAAAGAGAGGAATTAACTCTCCTGCATTTAAAAAGTTCATGGCAGATAGAGGTATGTAATGAAAACCTTTAATGATTTTTTAACTGAACTCAATCGTTTTGAGAAAGAAAAAGGAGTAAACACTAAAAGTGGATCTCCAACATCTACGGGTGGAACTAAGAAACCTACAGGTCCTAAGAAAAAGGATGCTGCATTATCTTCAGTTCTTTCTAGCATCACGGCCAAATATGGTAAAGGTGCTGTCATGAGAAGTGGTAGTAAACAATCTAAGAAAGTTAAAGGTCAAAAGTCTACTGCTGGAACTGGTAAGTATAAGAAAATGGCAGATGATCGAAAGCAACTTAAGAAAGATGCTAAAGAGATGGGTCATGGCAGTGATACCAAGGGATATGTTGAAACAAGAGCAAGATATGGTAGTAAAGAAAATATGAAATCAGGTCGTGGTCTAGGTACTTAAAAATGCCAGCAGTTTCTAAGAAGCAGCAAAAGTTTTTTGGAATAGTTCGTGCAATCCAGAAAGGAGAGATGGCACCAACTACTCCTGAGACTGCAAAGGCAGCCGCAGATATGGAGAAAGATGATGTCAAAAAATTTGCATCAACTAAACATAAGGGATTACCTGAAAAGAAAAAGATAGAAGAAGAAATAAAAACAAATAGAAAAATTTCATTCCCAGAAATGCAACAACGTATTAGGGATGCGAGGGAAAGAAGAAGAAGTCAAAGAAAAGAATCAGAGAAACTCTACATAGACACTAAGAGAAAAGGTGTCAAATTCTACGATAAAAAAGGTACTGGTCGGTTAAAGGACGGTAAGAAGGTTTACGACTGATATATAGTGTAGTTTATACACAGAAAAATGTTATCATTTCTACTTCCATTTGCATCAAAAATTGTATCTGATGCTGTGTCTAAGATTCCAGAAGACGCAGAATTAGGAGAAAAACTTATAGATTTGTGTCTAGTAATATTAAAAAAGGCAGTTAAACTGACTAAAACAGACATGGATGATAGACTTCTTGAGCAAGTTGAAAAGGCAATTCAGGCTCGTTAATTGCACTTTGTATAAATATTCTTAGAAATATACAAAAAGAATAATGTCTTCATGGGGAGCAAGCGACTCAGATGAGTCAAAACCTAAGTGGCTTACAGATGCCGAGAAGAAACTAGTATTTGCAAACTCAAGTGGATGGGTTCTTGAGGCTGGTTCTGCTTTTAGTGGCAACGATAATACAAGTGCAACACCAGAGGTTCTGGTCGCAATCGGTGAATTAACAACAGCACTAGGTTCTGCTGATATCACAGAAATCGAATGGATCACAGAAGAAGCAGATAAGTCTGCTGGATTTACTCTATCAGTTCGTGCTAGATTTAATGAAGCAGTTGATGTTAATACATCAGGTGGTACACCATACTTAGCAGTTACAAACGGAAACCAAGGTTCAGGTTCAGGTCGTGGACCACATAACCTAGCTTATGCGTCTGGAACTGGTACTAATGAATTAGTATTTTCATTAGCTATTGCTGCTGCAAACGCTGCAACTAATGCAGGTGACATACTTTCAATTGGAACAAACCCAATGAACTTGAATAGTGGAACAATTAAGGATGCTGGTACTTCAACCAACTCCACAATTACTTCTGCTGCTAGTATCGGTACTGCTGCTGGAACAATCACTGTTGTTGCTTAATTAAAATTAATTAATTAATTAATATGAGATTTGATGAATTGAATGAAAATAACTATATGCTGTTCGCTATAAAATTTTATGACAATCCTCATGCTCTTACAAAAGAAGAGTTTGAGGATGATTTGAAGCGAATAAAGTATGTAAAGAGACTCCTTAAAAGGTATAAAAATACTGGAGTTTTAAAAACACACTTGATACTAAATCATTTAACAGTATTGTTTAATGTATTTGGAGAAGCTTCTGTTCCTTTACTCTTCTATAATCTAGAAGAAGATTTATGGCCAGCAATTAAAAGTTTCTTGATATTTTTGAATCGTATACCAGACTATCCTAAAAGTCATATACATGGTATTCCTGAAGATCAAACCTGTATAAAAGAGTTAAACTCAGTTTAATGAACTTAGATAAGATTATCAATATAGTAAGAAATCTTCGTGAGCAAGCAGTCATGGGTGCTCCGACAAATGCTGTTGGCACGGGACAGATTGCAGGTACGAAAGAAGCAGGTGATGATCCACCCGTAAGAAAAAAGAAAAAGAAATATATCTACGGAGGCAAAGGTTCCCGTAGGATGTGGATGAAGAAAAATGCCTGAAGATAATAACGTAAACGCAGCAATACTTGAAAGATTAGAAAAAGTTGTTGAGTCTTTACAGGATAACTCTGTGAAGATGGGTCAACTTCTTGCGGTTCATAATGAGAAGTTAGATAAGCAAGACCGTATAGATGCAGTTCTATTTGAAAAGATAGAGCAAGTAGACCAGAAATTAGATCGTCACGCAGCAGATATTAAGAAAGGATGTGAGAGAGATATAATGCTCGTAGATAGTCGTCTTCGTACCATAGAGAAGAAGATGTGGACTATTGCAGGGTCTATAGCAATTATAAGTTTCCTAGTGTCACCGATAGGACAAAGATTTATGAAGTCATTGACAATACCGCAGGAAGTAAGTATAATACAAACACAGTAACAATATCCACATGGATATAATTGATTCCAAGTACATAGGCTTGGTGTCTTCACGTTTGCAAAAATTCAAAAAGGTGAAGGCAAATCTATATAATTTTCGTTGCCCTGTCTGTGGTGACTCCCAAAAACATAAGAATAAAGCAAGGGGATACTTGTATCCTGTTAAAGCAGATATGAACTTTAAGTGTCATAACTGTGGTGCTTCATCAACATTCAGTAATTTTATAAAGTCACTCGATCCAGTGCTTTATAAACAATATATTTTTGAGAAGTTTAAGACAAGAAATACTGGCAAAGGATCAATCTTTGAAGAACCAAAGTTTGATTTTAAGAAACCTGTGTTCAAGAAGAGTTTAGATCTTCCACGAGCATCAGAGATTCCTATCGCCACAAAATATCTTGAAAAGAGAAAAATAGATCCTTCTATATTTTACTTCACAAAAGAGTTTCAAAAGTGGACAAACACACATAAACAAACCTTTCACACTATCCATAGGGATGAAAGTCGTGTTATAATACCACTGCATGATACAGAAAAAAACT